GTCTTTAGTAAACTTAAATTTACACTTAAGCTGTCTAAAACCATTGTCCCCGATACCGGTACCCACCGCGAGGTGGCATGGATCAATTAACAGTGTCAAAGCTGTTAATGTATCGAACCGATTAAAGTTTCCATCAAAGAAAAGTTGAATCGAAGATTCAACTTCACTTTGAAACAGTTCGGACTCGTCCGAATTGCTTGCTAAGATGGAAGGCTTTCTTATTCTGTCTAAATATGAGAAAAGATTACTTTTAAAACTTTTAAAAGTAATGAATCTTATATGAAAACGCTCTACTGATCGATCTGAAAGAATTATCGTATTAAAATTTCTCCGTAAACACTTTCTTAAGGTGATTACTGAGCAATCTTTAACTTGCTGTCCAAATACAAAGTGATGTAAATGGATCGCACAAGATAATAAATTAAGATTGATTAATCTAAAGGCGTTAGAAGACGCTTGCTCTAGAGATCAAATGGCTACCGCAGTATTGACTATACTGTGGCGGTCAAGAGATATAGTGCAAGAACCTTCTGTTGATCTATCAACTGTAACTGACGGACTGTCAGTTCCAGAAGAAAACATCAAACAACTTTGTGATGAGATATCACAGAGTTGAACTTCTTTAGGAATTGGAAGAAATGAATTAATGTACTGGGATATTTCGCCAAAACTGTATTGGAGTGTCAAAGCTGGCCCTTTCGGACCGGCGATGTACTCCGCTATAGAAGAGACGAAACATTACAGTGAAGAGCAGTGTAAAATGATTGACTCACTTGTCAGACATTATGCACCACCTTTCTGTGATATTAAATCTTGAATTTCCATTCAAAATTTAATAAAACCATTTATTCAAAAGTCTAAAGAACAGTACGTTAGAAGATTAGCAGCGATTGCTGATTACGAGGGTAAAACCCGCGTAATCGCAATCGGTGATTATTGATCTAACGTTGTTTTGAGACCAATACATGCCATACTAATGAAAGGTTTAAAATCAATTAAATCTGACATGACATATGGACATCATTTGATCGCAAAACAGGTTCAGAACCAGTACCAAGCCAATAGAAAAGGCTTTTCTATTGACCTTAGTGCTGCTACTGATCGACTGCCTGTCGACCTTACCGTTAGGGTTATTCAAGAGTATTTCAGTGACGAAGTCATTGGAACGCTCTGGAAGACCTTAATGGTTTCCTTCCCATTTAGAGCAAAGTTTGCCTCACAAATTGATGTAAACTATCAGGTGGGTCAACCTATGGGACTTTACAGTTCCTGACCGTCTATGGCTATGACTAACCATGTCATGGTCCGGATGGCTGGAAAGCGCCAAGGGTTTAATAAATTTTCTAACTATTTAATTATTGGAGATGACGTTGTCATCTACAATGAGAAAGTAGCTCGAGAATATATTAGAATTATTGAATCAGCAGGCCTTCAGTGAAAGCCTGAAGATTCAATATGACCTAGGTCATCTCACCCTTGTGAAATAGCCAAAAGGGTATTTCGCAATGGAATTGAGGTGAGCTCTATTCCGTGGAATCTTAAGAAAACAAACGAAGGTTTGTTTTATTATTATCTACTGAATAGAGGCGACACTAAAGACCCCCCAGGACGATGCATCCTTGAGAGTACCTCGGTCTCTCTTAACGCCGCATTATTGATGATTTTCTACGAAACTAGGACTGACTGGTTGGTCAGTCTTAGATCCGATGAAGATCTTCAACACGATATGTCAGTTGTGGCTCTTCCTGTTGTTACGACAGGAGAGGTCACCAACTTCGCATTCGACGAAAACAATGTAGCATGAGCTTTGCTCTTGCTATATTGCGATCATTGCAGTGATGTTAATCACGATTTAGAACAAGATCTGAGAAAACCTTCCGGTTTATCAGATCATGCGCTAATTAATCGTGTGAGGAAGCAGTTGTCCAGCGGGCATCATACCGCTTGATCCTGTGCTGAAATTCTAACACAAAGAAAGTTCTTTAATCTCGCGATTAAAGATTCTCTTAGTGTATCCCAAGATATCCTTGAAAGAGGAGGTGAAGATCAACTTCATAATCTTTGATTCAAAGATCATAAAGATGATTATCGCCGAATCCGTCATGGATTTATTGGAGAGTTTCAAAGTTTGACTGAACATCATAAGTTTATTCGAGAACGAGTTCTCGTACAAACTGATGATATTCTGACAAACCCAGTGCATCAAATTCAAAACGCTTGAATACTAAAGTGGGAGTTAACTCTCTCCCTTTTAACATCCAGTGAAATGAATTGTCTTAATCTTTTCTTAATTTCCCAATTAAGAAAGGATTAGATACAGAGGTGACAGAACAAGACCGATTGACACCGGTAAGAAAGTGTCAAGGAATCGACATCTGCAAGGATGTCCAGG